TCAATTAAGAGGACTTGGTAGAACTGTGAAATCCATACAACGTACACTTAAAACTGAGTTTGAAGATGAGATCATAGTTGGTCAAGGACTTGGTGATCCTGAAGATAAACTCATATGGGGTTCAGTTGAAGAACGAGAGAAGACAGTAGACATAGATTTAATCATGAATCTAAGTAAAGCTGGACTTATTACGAAGCAGAAAGCGAATGACCTTTTACCCCCAAAATTCAATGAGAAACTACCTGAAGATCTACCCCTAGATGAAGAAGGCAATGAGAAAGTTCAGCTGAACCCTAACGATCCTACAATGACAACCAAAGGAACTGGCAGTGCTGGTAGAATGAAGAAACAAGCTGTTAGAGTTCCAATGGATGATAAGAATGGAGTTAAGAAGAATCAACCCAAAGTAAAAAAAGAAGGGGTACCGAAATAATGGCTACCTTTAGATGCTCTGTTTGTAGACAACTTCATGTAGTGCAAAATCACTACGATCAACAAGATTACATATGTCCAAATGAATTATCTCAGAAAAGAGAATTCCAGGATTTAAGACCAAGTGATTTATTTTCCAGAAGAGCTTGGAATTTTAATGAATGGTCAACTAGAGAGGATTCATATAGGGATGTTACAGTATTCCCTAAGAGATGTGGCATACTTAAATCAGATAAAAATAGATATGCAGGTGGTACAGAATCGCACAACTACTAAAAGCTGTTGAGGAATGGTACCTAGAAAAGAATGAAGTGAATGAAGTAGAATATGAAAGATTAAACGTAAAATTTAATGAGGTAGAATAATATGGATCCTAAAAAAGAAGATATTCAGATAAAAGAAAACGTTGAATTATCATGGACAGAAAGTTTTAATATTACAGAATCAGGAAAAGATCAAAAAGGTAAATGGTTATCCATTGGCGGTGTTGCTCTTAAGCCTGGTGTGTCTAGGAATAAGCGTAACTGGACTATCGAACACATTGAGGAAAATGATGGTGCAGAAGTCTCTGTTTTTGTCGAACATGAAGCCACAGCTAGTAATGTCATCGGTAAAACAAAATTATTTAGAGAAAATGAATCGTTGAGACATGCTGGTAAGATAAGGAACACTGTCCAACATCCTGATGTTGTAGAGAAAGTAGAAGATGGATTATTAAGTGTTAGTGTTGGTGCATCAGCTAAAAAAGTAACAAGAAAAGCAACTAATGAAGGGTATCAATACAATATGGAAGGTGTAAACATTAGACATCTTGGAATTGTGGGAAGTCCAGGTGTTGAAAGTGCAAGTATTGAGTATGCTCTTGCAGAAAGCTTTAATCCTAAATCAGCAAGTAATGTTGATGATCAAAAGATAGATGAGACTAAAGAATTGAAAATTGAAAAGGAAATTGTGGAGGAATCTAAAATGGATGAAGAACAAATGAAAAAAATTCAAAGTGAAAATGATGAATTAAAAAAACAATTAGTCGAAATGGCTGAAAAAAGAAAAGAAGATTTAGTTGAATCTGTTATTGCTATTAATAAAGATTTAAATAAAAATGATTTAATGAAGGAATCAGAAGATACCTTAAAGATGAGAAAAGAATATGAAACAAAATTGAAAGAAAATGAAGAAGAAGAAAAACCAGCTGATGGTGAAGAAAAGAAAGAAGAACCTTCAGGAAATGCTGAAGTTAATAACGAAGAGCCAGAAAAAGAAAAAGAACCAGCAGACGAATCATTAAAAGGTTATATCCTTAATGAGAAATCTGGTGAATTTGTTATGAGTGAAGCAACTTATAAAAAATTTAACGAAGAAGTTAGAAAATACGAATAATAGAGGTGAAATAAATGGTACAAACTGAATTTTTATTAAGTGATATTGGTAGAACCTTCACCGCAGTAAACGACAGTGCAACTACAGCAATTAGAGCTGGAGACATTGTATTTGCAGCACAAGGTTCAACATCACAACTAGGTTCAACTGTAGCAAACTCTTTGACTGATTACGCATACAATGATGTTTCAGTTAAAGCATGTAGGCTAGTAGGAACCACAACTTTGACAAAAAGAGTTATAGGTGTAGCTATTACAGATGCAGCAGCAGCAAGTCAAGTTACTGTAGCAATGGAAGGGATTTTCTTATCTCCAGTAGATGCAACAGCAACTGTAATAACATCAGGACATCCAGTAAAAGCAGCAGATGCAACAACTTCTGGAGTAGATCCATTAGCACAAGATTACGGTACAACATCAACAGCCTTAGGAGCATTCTATAAAATCGGTAGAAGCTTAGTAGGAGCAAATTCCAGCAAGGATTACTTGTTATGGAAATTAACACTTTGAGGTGATAGAAAATGCCAAACACATTATTAACAACAGACGGAAAGGACTCATCTTCTACTACAGCAGGTAGCTCTACTGGCAGTTATTTGATTCCAAGAACCCTCTTTAGGGAATTAGTTTTAGCAGTACGTAAAAATCTAGTTTTTAGAGCATTAGCAGCTAGAGTAATTGGACCAGCAAGTATTCCAGGTTCAAGTATTGATATTCCACTGCAAACACCAAATAGTATGAGAACTTATAGGGTGGCTGAAGGAGCAGAAGTTCCATTAGACGTAGAGGAGTACAGCGGATTCAATCTTAAACCAATTAAGTATGGTGTAAGAATTGGAATCACAAGAGAAATGATTGAAGATTCAGTAGTAGATGTTATGGCTATGAATATGGCTACAGCAGGTTATGAATTAGCAGATAACGAAGAAGCTTTAATTGTAGCAACACTTGATACAGGATCTGGTCAAACAGGTGGAACAAGAGTAGCTAATAGTAATGCAACTCTACCAATTAGTGACATTACAGCAGCTATGAGAGGTATCGAAGAAGAAAACTTTACACCAACTGACATGGTCATTGGAGTTGAAGTAGCAGATGATATTAGAAATATAGATTCCTTTTTGGAAGCTGATAAATCTGGAGTCAACAATCCTTCTAGAAGTATGATTGGAACTATCTTCAATATGAGAATTCATGTGTCTAACAACGTAACAGCAACATATGCTTATGTACTTGATAGAACAGCAGCTTTCTTAATTGCAGAGAAAAGAGCAGTCACAATGGAAAGATACTTTGATGCAGCAAGAGATACAAATTTTGCAGTAGCAACTCAAAGATTCGCAACTAGGTATTTAAGACCAGGTGCAATCTCTAGAATAGTAACTACATAAGTTAGTTATTATTTTATTTTTTTATTTTTTTTAATAAACCGAGGTGAATAAATATGGTTTTAGGATTACGTACAGCAAGGAAAGGTGCAGTTGATGGAATTCAACCAAATACTCAACTTAATACTCAAGCAGCAGCAGTAACAGCAGTAGCATATACAGCAACAGGTGCAATAGCAGAAGCAGATACAGTCGTTGATTTAAATCATTCTTCTGTTAAAATAGAAGCAACCATTGCAGCACCAAGACCTGGTAGGTTAATGGTTATAACTCAAATTGATACAGGTACAGCAGCACATACTGTTACACTTACTCAAGGAACATTTGATGGTACAAATAACACTGCAACTTTTAATGCACAGTATGAAGCATTAGTTTTATTGGGGATAAGTGACAAAAGATTCTTGATACTAAAGAATTATGGTTCAGTAGCATTAAGTGCAGTCTAAGGTGATTTAAATGGATGAATTAAAAGAAGCACAAGCAGAGTATGAAGCTTGGAAGGGTATTAATCCTTATTTAGCTAAAGCAGCTAAGAGGAAGATGAAACTTCTAATGAAACAGGAGAAGGAAGAAGTAAAAGAAGATAAACCTGTTAAGAAGAAGGTAGTACTCAAAAAAAAACGAGTTTCAAAGAAAAAATAATAAATTTTTTTATTTAATTTTTATAGGTTTGCTGTTCCTCTGTATAGCAACCTTACTTTAAATAAAGGAGGAGAATAAAAATGGGATATCCAAGTGATGGTGGTTGGGGTACAACTCAACTAAAATGGAATGCACTACATCTAGAAGATAGTGCATTAATTTTAAATAATGCTTTAACTAAACCAATTGTTAGTATGGTGGGTGGAGTTTATAGGAGTTCTAGTCCAACATATACAAATGGTGATGCAGCAGTTTTACATTTTACAGCAGATGGTAGTCTTAAAACTACAGCAACAATTTCTGGAGATGTAAATGTAGACAATACAAGTTTAAGTACAGATGGTTTAGTAGGTAAAGCATCTGGAACAAATGCAGATTTTACAACAGCTTATGCTAGTGGAACAACATTAACATGTTCTAGTTTACCGGCAGGAGTTAGTGCAATTAAAGCAGATGATATTGTTTCTATTCAACAAATAGCAACAGCAGGATCAGTTACAAATACTTATACAAGAGACGATATAACTCTTACAGCAGCAGGTACTGATCCAACAACTTTAACAGTTACAGGAGCAACATTTGCAGCAACAGATTCATTTGTTGTTACTACAAATATTGCAAGAGACACAATAAACGATTCGGTATATGCTGAAGATTCTGCACATACAACAGGAGATGTTGGTACTTTTACTTTAGCAGTTAGGAGTGATACAGCAGCATCAACAGGTGATACTGATGGAGATTATGTTGCAACAATACAAAATGCAACAGGACATACATGGACTGAAGATAAAAACTCAGGAGATGCTTTAACAGCATTACAAATAATTGATGATTGGGATGAAGTTCATGATGCCGCTTGTGGTACTGATGGTGCATTAATGATGGGGATTGCAAGATCTTCACAAGAAACAGCAGTTGCTAGTGATGATGCAGTAAGACCTGTGTTTAATATTTATGGTGAACAAATATTAGCAGGATATGATTGGTCAGCTCAAAATCTAAGAATGGCAGAAACAGATCCAATTTCATCACATCACGTTGAAGAAACTTTAGCAGCAATTACTAATGGTGCAGATGGTACTTATTATTATTATTTGGATATGGATGGATTCAAATATTTTGCATTACAAGCAACATTAAGTGGTGGTTCAGGTACTTGTACAGTTACTGTTGAAGGAACTTGTCAAGACGATGGAACAGCACCAGCTTCATGTACATATGTTGATGTTACAAATGATTTATTTGGTGCAGCTAGTTTTACAGCAAGTGACATGTTGATTGCAGATGGAGTAAATCCATTCAAATATGTTAGAGTAAAAGTGGTTGCAGCAACAGGTGCAGCAGATGATGCAGATTGGACTTTGTATCTTAAAAAATTATACTAGGTGATAAGAAATGGTTAAAAGAACTTCAACAGTAAAATTCGATGTTTCAGATGTAGATTCAGCTGGTAATTTAACAATTAGAGACGTTTTAGGAAATAGATCAGATACAGCAGGTACAGGAACAGTAATGGGTTTGGTTAAAAGAGTAGATACAAGACAAGGTGTACCGACAGTAGATTTAGCAGATAATAACATTATATCAGAAGTAATTGGTAATAAAAATGATACTAAAGATGGTACATCTGTAGTTGCATTAGTTAAAAACAATGGGCAGATTCCATCAGCAGATAGTGCAACAAATACCCTTGTCAGAGATGTAGTTGGTAGCAAAGATGATACTACTTCAGGTACTTCTATAGTTGCTTTAGCAAAACAAATTGTGGAAGATACTGGAACAACTATTCCTAGTACAATAACAACAATTGATGCATTTCACGATGTACCAACAGCAGATTCTGCCGATAATGTTGTAATGTCTGATGTAATTGGTAATAAGACAGATACAACTGCAGGTGATTCTTTAATTGGTTTAAATAAACAAGTGAAAGAAAGAACTGAATTACCTTCACAAAATACTGCTAATAATAATGTATTTACTGATGTAATTGGAAACAAAACAGATACTGATGATGGAGATTCAATATATTCAATGTGTACTGGGATAAGTACAATTGATACAGCATTAATGGCTGGAAAATCTGCAGGCACATTTAGTTATTTAGATGCCGGTGGAGAACAAACTATTGTTGAATATACACCTGCAGCAGATACAGGAACAGTAATTAGAGGGATTTGGTTAGACTTAGTAAATATGACTCAAAACGGTACAATCAAGATTTATTATAAGATTGATGGGTCTAATTATAGAGAAGTAGAATCTTTCAGTTTTACTGTAGCTACAGATTCCGATGGTTTCTTAATGGATAGAGTATTTGGAATACAGAGTGATTTTAAAGTTACATATACTGAAGGAGCGGATGAAGGTGCAGCTAGAAGTTTACCATTTGAAATAATATATCAAATTTCAGACGGTGCATGGGGATAAGTGAATAGAATGACATTAGGAACAACCAAAAAACAAATTGAAGCATTTAATGTTGTTGAGCCAGATACACTTACTACAGATAGTCCTGGTTCACACATACATCATATAGAAGAACATTTACATAAAGAAGCTAATGTTTATCCAACATTAACTGGTGGTGTAACTGCAACTTCACATACTGATGCATGGACATTAGGTAATTATATTGAGGTTGTTCCAGCATCAACAATATCATCTGTTTATGATATTCATTGGATTAATGTTGAAGCAATGAGTGATGATGTTACTTTTGAATTAGTATTGTATGCAAGTACAACAGAAATATGCAGGGTTAGAGTGACAGGTGCTGATGTTGCAAATGCTAGGTTATTTCCTAGTATTCCAGTAATTACACCTAAAGTTGCAGCAGATACACAAATACAAGCAAAAGTTGCATCAAGCGGTGCTGGTGGTGATACAATAACAATATCACTAGGTTATCATACATATTAGGAGGAATTAAAATGGGAATAATTGAAGATGCATTAGCAAGTAAAACATTAGATGATCTTAGGGTTGAAAAAAGTGTTGGTTCATCAACACCAGAATTAACTGAAGAGTTAGTTGATTCAGCAATTGAACTATTAAAAGATATTGAAGCAAGTAATGGTTACATTGCAATTGCACAAACACTTGAGCTTACAAAATCACAAGTTAAAGAAATTCATGATGCAATGTTAGTTAAGATAGCTGAACTTAATGCAGCATCACAACCAAAAGAAGCAGTTGCTGAGGAATTATAAATGTCTACAATATTGAATCATGCTACACCAGCTGAAAGAGAACGTGGATTAATTTGGATGGAAACATTTAGTGATGCAGGTTCAATAGTTGAAAATGGCGGTACATTAGTTGGTACACCAACATTTAATAAAGGTATAGTTCTTGATGGAACTACTGATTATGTTTCATTTAATAATGTAGTTGGTAAATTTAATCATGCAAGTATGAGCATTTTTATAAAATTTGTTCCAGATTTTGCATATGATGAAAATGCACAAAGAACATTATTAGATACAACAAATGGTGCAAGGTATAGAATAGTTAAACAAAATAATGCATCTAGTAATGTCCTTTCAATTGTTCTTGGTGGTACAACTATTGCAGATATTCCTTCTGCAACATATGATAGTAGTTGGAATCAAGGGGAAGAAAATGTATTAGTTATAACATCTACAACAGGAGATACAAGTGCATGGTTAAATGGTACACAGATTCTAACTAATGATAATACTGCATGGACACCATTAAATCCAACAGAAATGTATGCTGGAGCTAAATATGATGCTAGTGGATTATTTGATGGTGAAATGACTGAATTAAAAGTATTTAGTAAACAACTTACAGATCAAGAAGGTTTAGATCTTTCTAACCAAACTGTTTATAATTATATTAATCAAACAACAGCAGATATACCTATGAACATGGCCAATCATGATCCTACAAATACAAGATCTTTAGATGTTAGTGGGAATGGTTATCATATGACATGGGGAACTGGTGCCGTTGGTACATTTCCAACTAAGAATACAACTACACAAGGATATGATTTCGATGGTGGAGATTTTATGGTTATTTCATCTGGTTTAGGAATAACTGATTATCCAGTTACAATGTCAATATGGTTTAGAACTCAAGGAATAGGAATATCATGTTTCATTGACTTGGCAGATTCAAGTTCAAGTACTAGAAACATGTCACTTATATTAGATGTTAATGAACAACTTCAAGCAGTAGTTGGAAATCCAACCTTTAATTCTGCAGGTGGTTTACAAGCAGATAAAGGTAATTGGATACATGGAGTTGGAGTTTTTCACAGTACAACATCAAGAGAACTTTATGTTAATGGTACATTATATGCTTCAGATACTGGTTCAGTTACTATGTACACACCAGATAGATTTACAATTGGTAGGTTTGGTGATTTAACACCAAGTGGAACAATAATAGCAGATATGGCTAAAGCTAAGGTTTGGAACCTTGCATTAACACCAATGCAAATAGTTGATTTATATTATAAAGATTTAAATAATTTTAGTGAGGTTTAAGATGAGTATAATACAACAAAAGAAAACATCAGGAACATTGAAAGGATGGTGGCCATTTCGTAATGGTACTGTTGATGATGATAGTGGTAATGGTAACGATGGAACTTTTAGCGGTAATCCTTATTTTAGTAGAGATGGATTGTTTTTTGATGGTGTTAATGATAAAATAACAATAGGTAATGTAAGTGAACTTAATTTTGGAACAGGTGATTTTACAATCGTTGCAACTATTAGAACGTATGCAGATGCTGCTGGTGATATATATTGTAAAAGAGATGGATCAAGTAATACTCCTGGTGTATTTTGTAGTGTTAGTGGATCAGGGAGAGCTTTTATGGAAATTGATGATGGTGCAGGTAATGAACTTCAATTAACATCAGATGTTAGTATAGATGATAATAATTTAC